CGTAAATAAATCTTCCTCGTCATCGTATGCATCATAAACCGTATTAGCGACCCAATCTTCTCTTGGAACTACAATTTGAATATCAGAACCTGTGATCTTCTTTATCGCAATCATATCGCGATAAACTTGATTGGTATATTCAGTAGTTTCTTGAGGAATCTCAATTAAAGAATCTGTTTCGTCCCATTGCAATGGTCGACCAATTGTGACGTAAGTATTTGCGGTCGCGCTCGCAAATATGTTTGTGAAATTCTCAGCAACTAACGCGCCAAAATTCTTTAATAATTTACTGCTAACGTTATTCATTCTTCTTTAAGCCTCAGGGATTATTTTATAATCTACGTCTGTGTAAGTTGGAGAAACAATATAAATTCTGCTATTACCGTTTAAACTTGTAAATACAGTATTGCATGTAATGCGATTTGTTACGTCATTAATGGTCTCAATCTCGGCAATTACAACATTTGATATATTTGCATTTACAGTATTTGCAACATTAATGCTAATTACATCACCAATTTCTAAGAACGAACTCAATTCAATTGTCGTATCATAGATCGTAATTACGTTAGAATTTGTCATAACATTAGCGCGACCAAATCCAACAAAAGAAAGATTACTTTCTAATACTAGTGTTGTATTGTCGATAACTTCCGTAATGTATTTAGATTGCTCTCTATAACTGTTTCCTGTGTCAATAACAAGAATATCATTGGCATTTGCGCTGCTAGTAAATGACGTACCAACACCTTCTACTGTTGCAGTATTAGCCTCAACATTAATCGTACCAACAAGCGGAGAAATGATTGCTACATTCAATGTTTCTTCATTCGAAAGAACATTAATTTCTCTATCGACATTATATTGTCCAAATAGTATTTGACCTGCAGGATGTAACGTATTCAATACAACGTTACGGTAAGTGTCTAATGCTTTATCAACAGCAATAACATAAGAATAATCGTGATACTTTCTTGGTCCCTGTAAACGTTTACCTGAACTTAAGAAACCATCTGTATTAAAGAAATAACCATCGTATTGAATAACACCGTTTGCAAAAAATGCGTTTGCTTTTGCGCGCCCATCACCATATGTTATAACTTTATATGTTCCATTTGAATATTGAGCAACATTAAAGGTGACATTTGAGTCTGCACGAACGTTAGCCGTTGTGAACGTGTTTTGGACGTTTAATGTTCCTGCATAATTATAGAGACGAAGCATAGAAGTTGTTTCGTTATAACTATCAACTAATGCAGTAAAGTCTGTTGTGGCGCCAGTATTTTGCCAAACTCTTTCACCAGCCACAATAATTTTACCAGCAGCATCAGTTGGTTTCACATAAATGTCTTTTACTTTTAATGAGACATTTGGAGTTGAAATATAATCAAACCCACGTTGTACAATTCTGAAGTCGTCAATAACGCCATTATCATCAACTAGTGTATTTGCGATTTCATTATTACTTAAAATGCCAGCAATCAATACGGCGTTTGCACCACCAGTCGTTTGAACGCTAACATTTGGAGCGGCATAATAACCTTCTCCACGTTCAGTTACTGTAATTACTGTAATGTCACCTAGTCCACCAATAGCAGAAACGTGAGCATTGGCGCCATAAC